CATCTTTTGCTCGTCAGTCATATCCTCAATGATATACTCTTTATCATCTAAGTTCAAGACTGGCTTCTTTTCTTTTTTTGCCATGTTTGACTCCTTATTCATCAAATTCATTAATTATTTTTTCTGGTTCAACTATTACTTTTCCATTTTCATCTGTCCAATTAGTTTCTTTTATGTGGTCATCTTGTCTTTCGCCTATAACTAACCAAGAAACATTTGCAGTTGAATCTGTATTTTGGCAACTAATAGTTAATATATTTCCATTCACAGAACCTTTTACAGCATCCCAATCAGATTCATTAGATGTAAAACATTGTATATCTGTATTTAATAAAACAAAAGTTCCTTCTGACATTCCAGATACTGTATCAAGATTTATTTCTACACTACCACTTGAAAGCGTAGCTTTTCCTCTGTAAATATTATCTGCCTGAGGAGCTTCAACAAAACTATGCACTAAATGATGAGTGTCTTTTTTAGATTCTAATGGATGGTCTATCTTAAAAGAACCAGAACCTTTTGATAATGCACCAGCAATAGTGACGTTTTGAGAGTCATCAAT